TTGCTCCCGTGGCAACAAAAAGTATTCGAGGACGAGACGCGGTTTAAAGTTATAGCCGCGGGCAGACGGACAGGGAAATCCCGTCTAGCGGCATGGATGCTAATTATTCGAGCGTTACAGACTGAGAAGGGTCATGTGTTTTATGTAGCACCGACTCAAGGTCAGGCGCGTGACATTATGTGGCAGGTATTGTTGGAGATAGGACACCCAGTAATCTCCTCTAGCCATGTAAATAACTTACAAATAAAACTTGTCAACGGTGCAACCATAGCACTCAAAGGTGCGGACAGACCAGAAACCATGCGTGGTGTCAGTCTTAAGTTCCTAGTTATGGATGAGTACGCTGACATGAAGCCTGAGGTCTGGGAACAAATCCTACGTCCTGCACTGGCTGACCAAAAGGGTGATGCGTTGTTCATTGGTACGCCAATGGGACGTAATCACTTTTATGATTTATATACGTATGCTTGTGTTGCTGAAGACCCTACGTTTGCAGGGTATCACTTTACTAGCTACGACAACCCACTGCTAGACCCTGAAGAGATTGAAGCGGCTAAGAACTCTATGTCCTCATTCAGTTTCCGTCAGGAGTTTATGGCATCATTTGAGGCGCAAGGTAGTGAACTATTCAAAGAAGAGTATGTTAAATTTAGTGAAGACGAACCTGAAGACGGTCAGTACTATATTGCAGTCGACTTGGCGGGCTTTGCTGATGTGGCTAAAGCAACGACTAAAACAAAACGCCTTGACCAGACTGCCATCTCGGTTGTCAAAGCTAATGAAGAGGGTTGGTGGGTCGCTGAGATTATTTATGGCAGATGGGGTGTTGAAGCCACTGCAAGAAAAATCTTTGAAGCTGTCCGAGACTATAGACCAGTGGCGGTTGGTATTGAAAAAGGAGCGTTAAAGAACGCTGTATTGCCTTATATATCTGACCAAATGAAAGCCAACAACAGATTTTTTAGAATAGATGAGTTGACACACGGCAATAAAAAGAAAACGGACAGGATTGTCTGGGCTTTACAAGGCAGATTTGAACACGGTAAAATAACACTTAACAAAGGTGAATGGAACGCTACATTCTTAGATGAGTTGTTTCAGTTCCCTAATCAGTTGGTACACGATGACTTAATTGATTCGTTAGCGTACATAGACCAACTGGCTAACATATCATATATGTCTGATTATGTATCAGAAGAATTTGAATTTTTAGATGACCACGCAGGGTACTAACATGATTGATGAAGAATTGACAATGGAGCAAAGCCTAGAAGATTGGGTAAGTGATAAATGTCAGGGTTGGCGAAATCACTTTGAATCTAACTACGCAGAAAAGTTTGACGAATACTACCGCTTATGGCGCGGACAATGGGCGGCAGAAGATATGATGCGTCAGTCCGAACGCTCCAAGATTATCTCTCCTGCTTTACAGCAAGCGGTTGAATCTTCCGTTGCGGAACTAGAGGAAGCAACCTTTGGTCGAGGCAAGTGGTTCGACATTGAAGATGATGTCACTGACCAAGAAAAACGCGATATAGCTGTTTTAAGAGAAACCTTATACAAAGACTTTAAAAAGAATAGAGTACGTAAGGGAGTAGCTGAGTGTCTTATAAACGCGGCTGTGTTCGGCACAGGCATTGCCGAGGTAGTTCTGGAAGAAGAAAAAGAATTTCAACCCGCAACTCAACCTGTAATGGGTGGAGACTTAACAGCGGTAGGTGTGAATGTCGTAGACAAAACCTGCGTAAAGCTACGACCCATAATGCCACAGAACTTTTTAATTGACCCACTAGCTACTTCAATCGAAGAAGCGTTGGGTTGTGCGGTTGATGAGTTTGTTTCTGTACATCAAGTAGAACGTCTACAAGAGCAAGGTGTATACTTAGACACACCTATATCTACATCTGCTCCTGACTTCGACATCGAGCCAGACAAAGACTTGGCTGTGTTTGAAGAAGACAAAGTACGTCTAACTAAGTACTACGGTCTTGTACCTCGTCATTTACTAGAAGCGGCTAAGACTACAGACGAAGATGAAGAAATACAAAGTCTAGGCTTAGAGGAAGAATCAGATAGCTACTACGTTGAAGCTATTGTTGTTTTATGTAACGAAGGTATGCTTCTAAAAGCTGAAGTTAACCCATACATGATGGGTGACAGACCTATCGTTGCATTCCCGTGGGATATTGTTCCTAGCCGCTTTTGGGGCAGAGGGGTATGTGAGAAAGGGTATAACTCACAAAAGGCGTTAGACACGGAACTACGCGCTCGTATCGATGCCCTTGCACTAACCATCCACCCAATGATGGCTATGGATGCTACACGTATGCCTAGAGGTGCTAAACCTACTGTACGTGCAGGTAAGACTATCCTAACTAACGGTAATCCTAGTGAAGTACTACAGCCTATTACATTCGGTAACGTAAGTCAAATGACCTTTGGACAAGCCGCTGAGTTACAAAAGATGGTACAGACAGCTACAGGTGCTATTGACTCTGCGGGTATTGCAGGTTCTATCAACGGTGAGTCAACTGCCGCAGGTGTATCTATGAGCCTCGGTGCTATTATTAAACGTCATAAGCGTACCTTAATTAACTTCCAAGAAGCATTCCTTATTCCATTCGTAACTAAAGCCGCACACCGTTATATGCAGTTTAACCCTGAGCGTTATCCTGTTGCGGATTATAAGTTCCATACTTCTAGCAGTTTAGGCATCATTGCCCGTGAGTATGAAGTTACACAGCTTGTACAGTTACTACAGACTATGCAACCAGATAGCCCAATGTACTCACAGTTGATTATGTCAATCGTTGATAACATGAACTTGGCTAATCGTGAAGAACTTATCATGGCTTTACAACAAGCTAATCAACCTAACCCTGAAGCACAGCAAGCACAACAGGCTATGCAACAAGCACAGATTGAGTTTCAGAAATCACAGACTGCGGCACTACAAGGTCAGGCTATTGAGTCACAGGCTAGGGCGCAGAAACTTACTACAGAGGCTCAGGCTGTACCACAGGAACTTGAGATTGACCGTATTAAAGCAGTTACGGCTAATCTTAAAGAAGGAGATGCTGATGACAAAGAGTTCCAGAAGCGTCTTAAAATATCAGAGCAGTTACTAAAAGAACGTGAAGTAGCTGTCAAAGAAAAAGGAAAAGGTAATGATAACAACCCGTCAGTTCCAAGACGCAATGGAGCAGGTCAACAAGGCGTTCGACAAGACGTTCAAGAAACTAGAGGAATTGGAAGCGGAAGTCCAAGACCTCAAGCAACGCCCATCGACATCCCCAGAGGAGAAGTCTAATGCCCGTAAAAAAAGACCCAAGACTAGCTAGAGCAGGAGTCTCTGGTTATAACAAACCAAAGCGTACACCTAACCACCCTAAGAAGTCTCATGTAGTGGTGGCTAAGGAAGGTGACAAGGTTAAGACTATACGCTACGGACAACAGGGAGTTTCAGGTGCAGGTAAGAATCCTAAGACTGCATCTGAAAAAGCAAGACGTAAATCTTTTAAAGCAAGACACGCCAAGAATATAGCCAAAGGCAAAATGTCTGCGGCTTACTGGGCGAATAAATCAAAATGGTAAGGAGAAACTATTATGCCAATGGTAGGAAAAAAGAAGTACCCATACACTAAAGCAGGTAAGACTGCCGCTAAAAAAGCCGCGGCAAAGTCAGGTAAGAAAGTAAAGAAAGTTAAAGGCAAGTACTAATGCCTACGGCTAAAAAGAAATCCACAGTAAACAAGGCGGGTAACTACACCAAGCCTACTATGCGTAAGAACTTGTTTAATAAAATTAAAGCAGGTTCTAAAGGCGGTAAGGCAGGACAGTGGTCTGCTAGGAAAGCACAGATGCTCGCTAAAGAGTACAAAGCTAAGGGTGGAGGATATAGGTAATGCCACTAAAGAAATCACAGAAAAGCCTCAAGAAGTGGACTAAAGAAGAGTGGGGCACTAAGTCTGGTAAACCAAGCACTCAAGGTAAGAAAGCTACAGGTGAACGCTATCTACCTAAGAAGGCTCGTCAGTCTTTGACCAAGAAGGAATATGCCGCTACGTCACGTAAGAAACGTGCTGACACCAAAGCAGGTAAACAATTTAGTAAACAACCTAAAAAGATTGCAAAGAAAACAGCAAGACATAGAAAATAGTTCTTGACTTTTGTGACCAAATATGGTATAATATTCCTATAGTATACATTAAGTATATTATATAAATTAATATTAAAGCTGTCCATAAAGGAGAAACAGTTAATGACCAAGACAGAACTTGAGAAATATTATCGTTCCTTTGAATCTATGTTCCGTTCAAAAGGATGGAAGAATTTTAAAGACGATATGTTAAACAGTGCTAATGAGATTAATTCAGTTGAAGCCTGTAAAGATGACAAAGACCTTTACTTCCGTAAGGGACAACTTGTAGTCATGGCTAACGTGCTGAACCTCGAAGCAATGATTGAACAAGCTAAAGAACAACAAGCTGAAGCTGATGAGATTAATACATAGTTTCTCATGTGACGCAGGACATACTACAGAAAAGTTTGTAGATTCAGAAACTTATGAAATAGAATGTCCTGTTTGTCAAGCAACAGCAAAAAGAATAGTTACACCAGTTAAAATCAAACGAGATGTAAACTCTGCCGCGGGCAAAGAAAGATGGGCTAAACAGCGGGAGAAACAAATCAAGTATGAAAGGAAACATGGCGTAACATTATAACGTAAGGACAACTCCCGACCATAGAACCCTTACACTTAATACACCTCCATAATGATATGAATCACGGAGTTTAATAATGGCAAGACTATTAGAAGAGCGTCCAGTAGAAGACGACAACAAATACGATGAACTAGACCAAGCACCTCAAGCTGAGGAAAATCTTGAACCTGAACCAGAACAGGTAGAACAACAAGAAGAATCACAACAAGAAGAAGTGCCTGAGAAGTATCAAGGAAAGAGTACAGCCGAAATTGTACGGATGCACCAAGAGGCTGAAAAACTTTTAGGCAAACAAAGTTCTGAAGTAGGTGAGTTACGTAAAGTTGTTGATGACTATATTACGACACAACTCTCAACACAAGAAACACAAGCAACACAGCCTGACGAAGAAGTAGACTTTTTTAGCGACCCAGACAAGGCAGTCGCACGGGCTATTGAGAATCATCCTAAGATTAAGGAAGCTGAGAAAATCAGCAACCAGTATCGACAGTCTACAGCACTTAGCAAACTGCAAAGCAAACACCCTGATATGCAGGACATTTTGCAGAATGAAAAGTTTGTAAACTGGATTAAGGATTCAAAGATTCGTCAACAGCTATTTGCTCAAGCAGACACGCAGTATGATTATGATGCCGCTGATGAACTATTTTCCCTTTGGAAAGAACGTCAGCAAGTTGTAGCACAGACTGCTAAGAATGAGCAGAAAGAAAGGAAACGTGCTGTTAAATCCGCATCAACTGGTAATGCTAGAGGTAGCGGTGAGCAACGTGCTAAAAAGGTTTATAGACGCGCAGACATTATTAAACTAATGCGTACTGACCCCGATAGATACCAAGCATTGTCCGATGAGATTATGCAAGCATATTCTGAAGGGAGGGTACGAAACTAATATTATTTTGGAGAATTAAAAATGGCTACATCAACTTACCCAACAATGGCAAGTGGCGATGCTTCTACAGTTGTAGACAACACTAACGCGGCAACTTTTATCCCAGAAATCTGGAGTGACGAGGTTATCGCCTCTTATCAGAAAAACCTTGTACTAGCTAACCTAGTCAAGAAACTATCTATGACTGGCAAGAAAGGTGATACTCTTCACATTCCTAAGCCTACTCGTGGTTCAGCTAACGCTAAAGCCGCAAATACAGCAGTAACTATTCAGGCAGATACAGAGTCAGAAGTACTAGTAACAATCGACAAGCACTTCGAGTACTCGCGTCTAATCGAAGACATTACTGAAGCACAAGCACTAGCTTCTCTTCGTCAGTTCTACACTGGTGACGCAGGTTATGCTCTAGCTAACCAAGTTGACAACGACTTGTTTGCTCTTGGTACAAAGTTTGGTGACTCTGCTAACACTGACTGGGTACACAGTAACTCTTACTTTGTAAGCGGAGCAGGTGCTATTTCCGCACTAGCGGCTGATACTGCTGATACTGCTTTAAATGCTTTTGATGACGGTTCGTTCCGCGCTTTGATTCAAAAGATGGATGAAGCTGACGTACCTATGGATGGTCGTTGCCTAGTAATCCCACCTTCTGCTCGTAACGCAATCATGGGTGAAGAGCGTTTTTCATCTAGCGATTTCGTTAACGGTCAAACAGTAGTGAATGGTCAGATTGGTAACTTGTACGGTGTTGACGTATATGTTTCTAACAACTGCCCAACTACTGAAGCAACAGCAGGGGGTAAAGGCGCATTCTTGTTCCATAAAGATGCTATGGTTCTTGCCGAGCAACAAGGTGTTCGTTCTCAGACTCAGTACAAGCAAGACTTCCTTGCTACACTGTACACTGCTGACACTTTGTATGGTACACAAGTAGTACGTCCTGAAGCAGGTTTCGTACTAACTGTAGCTTAATAGTTGTACTATCTAGGGGATTCCTTCGGGAGTCCCCTTTCCCTTTCTTTTTTTTATCTAGGAGTTTTGCTATGGGTTTATATCGTGGTGTTGGTACAGTCGGTGATGCGTCAGATAACGCTTTAATACAAGACGTTACGTCACAAGCAACTGCCGCGCAAACAGCCGCAAGCATAGCAGTATCCTCCGCAAACTCTGCACAACTATCTGCAAACTCTATAAAAACATTAACAGCCGCTACAGGTCTAGCGGGTTCAGACGCTTCCTATAATAGCGAGACAGGTGTACTGACTATCCCTAGAGGAAACAAAGGAGAGTCAGGAGCAGACTTATCACCTGAAGTACTAAGAGAAAAAATAAAAAAAGTTGATGGCTTAGATAGTGATTTAGATGCCGATAAACTAGACGGGAAAGATAGCACACATTTTTTAAATATTAACAGTGCCTTAATAGGCGGGTTTTTTTAGAGGATTAAATAATGGGACAAACAATTCAAATTAAGAGAAGTTCTGGCACGGACGTACCTAATTCTCCTCTAGCTGAAGGGGAACTAGCATACGGACATTTTGGTGATAGCGCAGGTAAACTAGTAATTGGTAGACCGTTAGGTAGTGGCGATACTGCAACAAATGATGTTATCGGTGGTAAGTTTTTTGTCGATACACTTAACGCGGCTAGTTCTTCTAACGGCACATCTACTATTGTAAAGCGTGATGCTAACGGTAGCTTTTCCGCAGGTACTATTACAGCAAGTTTAAGTGGTAGTGTAACTGGTAACGTCTCGGGTAACGTCACGGGAAATGTGACAGGCAACTCCGATACTGCAACAACTTTAGAAACTCCTCGTAATTTTACAGTAGGAACGACAGACCATGAATTTAACGGTTCAGCAGATGTAGACTTTACTACCGCAATAAATACTCTTATTTCAGGCAATGCTAATGTTAGTGAAGTAAGTAATGCTACTTCCGCAGGAACTGCTAATACTATTGTAAAACGTAATGCTACTGGTGGTGCATATTTTGGAAATGGTATACTTTACGCGGGCGTAGTTATGGCTGACCTAGTGGGTCATGTTTTTGGAGATATTAAAGCTACAAACGGTACTTCAGTAGTACTAGACAACGGTACTGATGGAACTGATGCTACTTTTACTGGCTCTGTTACTGGTGACGTAACTGGTAATGTTAGCGGCTCTTCAGGTAGTTGTACAGGTAATGCCACAACTGCTACTGCTTTAGCGTCAAACATTACAATTAACAGTAATGCTGTAAATGGTGGTAGTAGTATTACACTAGATGCTGATGATATTTCTGAGGCTTCTTCTAATCCTAGCAACTTATACTTTACAGACACAAGAGCATATACTGCTATTAAAGCGGCTTTAAATGACGCTACTCATACAAACGTATCTGTTGATTTTGATGACGATGATGAAACTATTGCATTAACAGGTACAGCCTCTGTATCTGCGGGTACTGGTGTCGGTGTAGACGGTACTGAAGTAAGTATTGGTCAGGCTGTAGCAACTACTGATAACGTTCAATTTGCTAAAGTAGGTGTAGGTACAGCGGCATCTGATAATTATGAGTTGACCGTAGATGGTGATTTACAGGCTGGTGCTTTTAGATTTAACAACGAAAGTACTACTTCTTACTTTGCAACAGGTTTTGAGATAGGTAGAGCCAGTTCTGCAAATGATGTTTCCAGTAATACTGTTGTAAAGATACTAGCTGATAATCAAGCAGGACTGATGTTTGAAACTCGTGACCCATTGAGTAATAGTACCGTAGTAGCCAATTTTGGTTTTGGTGTTAGTGATACTAATTTTATTTTAAGCGGTAATGAAACCATATTTACTTCTGACTACACTAACTCTACTTTAGGTATTGGCGGTGCAAACGTAAGCGATAAACAACTTAAAGTACACGGTGATACAGAAATACTAGGTAATTTAAGGATAGAACAATCTGATTCAAATACTGACCAAAGTATTTCATTTAGTAATTCTAGCGCAACTGCTGGTTTTAAGTTTAGAAATAATACAGCAAACGATATATTTACTATAGAAGATAGTAGCTATCCAGTAATCACTATACCTCAAGTAGGCAACCAAACTACTGAAAAGATTACGTTTCATAGGGATGTAGATTTTTCTGGTGATGTAAATGTAACTGGTTTTCTTACTATTTCAGGAGGCACTACAACTATTACGTCAACAGAACTAGCTGTTGGTGATAATGTTATTACTTTAAATGATGACCACAGTGACGACACAGCGGCAGATGAAGATGCAGGTATCGAGATTAATCGCGGTCTTGTTACTGATAGTACTGATGCAAGAGCAAAAGCTGAACTTGTATTTGATGCAAGCGAGCTTGAGTGGGTAGTTAAAGTACCTAGTGCGGAAGACACAGCAACTCAAAGTGCTTCTACACCTGTTTTAACCGTAGCTAATATTGCAAGTAAAACCTACGTTATTGATGGTGGTACATTCTAATAAACTAAACTAACTCCGCGTATATACGCAATGTAAAAGGAGTCCATATATATGGCACAAACAATTAAATTAAAAAGGTCATCCCAGTCAGGCTCTAGCGGAATACCAACAACAAATGACCTAGAGCTTGGCGAGGTGGCAATCAACACTTACCACGGTAAGATGTACATTAAGAGAAGTAATCCAAATGGTCTTGACATTGTTGAAGTAAACCCAGACCGAAAAGACCCTGTTGTTGAAGATTTTCATACTTTTAGACTGCTTAACTTAACAACTTCTTTTCAGACTTTATCATTTCAGAATCAGTATAAGGCTACAGATTATAACAGTAAACACGCTGTAGAGGCTGAGGTAACTGTAGATGTTAAGTATACAGACGGTGCAAGTGGATTTAACATAATAAATGACATTGAGTTTTATTTACAGGTAAGAGGACAAAACGGTGGAGTTGCAATACAAAGGGATTCTTTTACAGCAACACACGTTGCGTTTGTAACTTTAGGAGGTACTAGTTGCCATCGAATATCTTTTGAGGGTAACATAACAAAGTATATAGGCGATGCTACAGCTATAGCAACCAGTTCAACAGCAACTCAATACTCTGTTAAAACTCCTCTTGAATATTATTATGACCCATCAGCTAATAAAACTTATGTAGCTTACTCTACTCAATATGGAAGTATGTTTACTTCAGGTACTCGTACTATTTACTTCTCTTTAGAGGGCTTTAGTACATCCACTGGCACTTGGAGAACTCTTAAAACAATTACTCTTGACCAGTATGGTAATGATTATGTAGCTAGCCTTAATAGAACTGAGACTGTTAAAGTTAAAGTAGGTGTCACTAATCAAGCTTTAGATTATAGACTACAAGCCAGAGAAATTTCTACAGCAGGGGACAATGCCCAACACGTAGAACATCGAGTCAAGATTACAGGAGTACCAGTATGATTGTAGGTTACGAACAACTAAATTCTGAGGGTAAACTAGTTAGAGTTGAAGTAGGTGGTTATGATGAAAACACTAACATAGATGCTAAGTATGAAGAACTTAAAGAAACCTACGCTGACGATGATTCTGTTATTGGTGTATTTAAAGCATTAGACAAGCGTGGTAATAAGTATAGAATAGTAGAAATGGAGAGCATATAATATGTCAACTTCAGACCCTATACATATACAACAATCTATAGCGCAAGTAGCAGTAGCAGATAACAGAGCAGACGGTCTTATTATTGAAAACGGTGGTAATGTACGTGCCCAAGCGGGTTTAAGTATTCTTAGCCATGAAGTTTCTAGTGGTAATATATTTTTTGGAGATAGGTTAAACGCTAAAGCAGGACAAGTAAAGTATAACCACTATGTAGATAAAATGTTTTTCTATACTGGTGGCATTAACCGCGCTACTTTATCTAGTACTGGTTTTGAAATAAACGGTCAGCTTACTTGCTCTACTCTAGTATGCTCAGGTAGTACTATATTTAATAATAATGTTGTATTTAATACAGACTTAACTTTTGACAATAACTCTACGTCTGACCCTAATATTACTTTAGATGTTCCTTCTTCAACAGTAAAAAAGATTATAGATGTAACTGAGAATGATACTAATAAAGGCGGTATCTGTTACTACTACGGTCAGTACGGACAAAGCCCACTACTAGCTTTTGTTAATGAGTATCACGGTCTTCGTATTAAAAGTTACTCAGCTAACCAACATAGTTTAGAACCTTCTACTGCGGGTGGGTTAGCTAAAGATGACGAAGTAGATTTAGGTACATCGTCTAATAGGTTTGATGACATATACGCTACTAACGGTACAATACAAACTTCTGACCGTAATGAAAAGCAAAACATAGAAGGACTGTCAGAAGCAGAAGGAAGAGTAGCAGTAGCCGCTAAAGGTTTACTCCGCAAGTTTAAATGGAGAAGTGCTGTTGAGTCTAAAGGTAGTGATGCTAGAGTACACTTTGGTATTATTGCTCAAGACTTACAAGAAGCATTTGAAGCAGAAGGTTTAGACGCAAGCGACTACGGTGTGTTTACTAGTACTACTTGGTGGGAACATGAAGGTGAGTCATACGTTTCAGAAGAAGATGCTCCTGAAGGTGCGACACAGAAAACAAGAATGGGAGTTAGATACTCAGAACTCTTAGCATTTATAATAGCAGGGATATAAGGAACTAGCTATGACTCAAGAAGGGAAACAAGTTTTAGATTTAGCCGCGGCATCAACTGGTATTATGTCATTAGCGGCTTGGTTGCCACCGTTGGCTAGTTTGTTTACTATAGTATGGCTAGGTATTCGTATCTGGGAATCAGACACAGTGCAGAACTTACGCAAGTGATAAGACTATTTTGTTTGCTAATGATGTTGTCAGTAGCTACTTGGGGTGACAACACGCAGGAAGGTTCTTTGAATACGTTTCATGGGGACAACAGCACAACAAATAGTAACAACACTACAACGGACACATCAACAAGCAACACATACAACGGAGCAGGGAGTAGTAGCGAAATACCAGTAGGTTCAGCCGTAAGTCCTAGCTATATGTCAAACGGTATGGACACTTGCCTTAAGGGTTCAGGTGGTTCGTTACAAACAGTAGGCGTAGGTTTTAGTAGTGGTAGCTACGAAGTAGACCCTAACTGTGACCGTAGACGAGATGCTAAGTTGTTATCGGACTTAGGAATGAAGGTAGCCGCAGTAGCCCGTATGTGTGAAGCAGTAGAAGTATGGAAGAGTATGTTCTTGTCAGGGACACCTTGCCCCATACTAAGCAACGGTAAGTTAGTTGTTGGTAAACGTGCAGTACTAGTAATGAAGAGACAACCAGAAGTATATATACCTGACTATGATGATAACGCTGAATGGTACAACACTATACTAAACATTGGAGGAGAGGACACAGATGAAGAAGATGATATTATCTCTGTTAGTGCTAAGTTCCGTAGCACAAAGCAGTGAGTTAGACAGTTTAATTGACACCTCCAATGCTATCGTTGACCAGATAGACAGAGGTATTAAACTTGTAGGTGCGGCACAAGAGTACGCTTATACAGGCTCAGGGTTGTCTGATGGTACGTTATCAAGCACAGCGCACATTAGTGCAGAACAGCTACAGGCATACAACAGTGCATTATCTAATATGTCAAACTATCAAGCCTTTGGAGATATACAGGCTGTACTAGAAGAGAAAGCATACACTGAGTTGGACATGATGGATGAAGCTATTGGTGTATTTACTGAAGTAGTAGTTGACATGATTGCTGTACAGGAAGTAGCTGAGGTAGCAGAGTCAGCATCTAGTCCTCAAGAGGAAGCCGAAGTACAGACTTTTGTAGCAGACAACATAGAAGTATTGACAATTAGTCAGGAAGAAGTAGACACGTACAATCAGTCTGTAGATGACATTGAGACACACGCTAACAACGCTAGTGCATTCCTAGCGGTAGCAGGTAACGAACAAGCTGTAGAGTTCCTAGAGCAAGGTATAGAGAACGCTAACACTACAGCAGAGCAGACTAACATCTTTTATGATGCTAATGTTCAATGGGTAGCTATGGGTTATAACACTACTAGAAACCTTACAGCAGTTTATCTTAACGGTCAGAACTTTGGTTTAGACTTGTATGCGTCTGAAGCTGAAGTACTAGCCTTAGGTAGTGAGTCAGAGTACTACTTGACTGGTCCTACAGCACAGAGTTATAGTTGCTTTATGTATGGGACTGACTGCGTAGAATTATGAGTTTAGAAAAGTCAGAACTAAAGATAGGTAATACGTCATTCAAAGGTGTGTGGATAGCCATTGTGATGACAATAGGTACTAGCATCGGTGGGACTGTCTGGACTGCATCTAGTTTGTACTCAAGACTGGAAGCATTAGAGTCTAAGAAGATACCCGATATAAGCCCCTTACGTGAGAATTTAGGGACTTTAGGCACAAGGCTAGATACCCTACTAAGTCAGCAAGAAAAGCTGTTAGAACTTAATACAGACGTTTCTAAGCTAGCTAATGACATAGAGGCTATGAAAGGTACGGTAGCTAAGGCTGAAATAATAATAGAAGACATTGGCGATGTTGACAGTAAGATAACAACATTGACTAAAGAGGTAGAGGATTTATGGCAAGGTATGGATTACTTGTCTAATCCCCTTAAGTGAGGCATTTATGATACAACAACTAATCGGACCTGTCACGGGACTACTTGACAAATTTATAGAGGATAAAGACAAGAAGAATGCCATCGCCTTTGAACTTTCGACAATGGCTGAAAAGCACGCGCAGGAACTTGCGAAAGCGCAACTTGAAGTTAATAAGACAGAAGCGGCACACCGAAGCCTATTTGTGTCGGGTTGGCGACCTGCTGTTGGTTGGACTTGTTGTATTGGACTTGCGAGTCAGTACATTCTTATCCCGATGGCAAATTTTTCGCTTGCTCTTGCCGATTCTACCATTGAAATCCCTGTACTAGACATGGCTACTATGATGCCAGTACTGATGGGTATGTTAGGTTTAGGTGCTATGAGAACTGTAGAAAAAACTAAAAAAGTACAGAGGGATAGCTAATGACAGTTAATAGGTACAGAAGTAATCCTAACGAAACTCAAGAAGAAAGAATAGCAAGACTTCGTAGACAAGAGCAAGAAAGAAAGGAACGTCAACTAGAACTTGAACGTCAAGAAGAACTTGAGCGTAAAATACAAGAACACCAAGACCGTTTAGATTTAGAAGAAGAAAGATTAGCAGAACTTGCTAGTGTACAGCCAGACCCTGATTTATTTTGGGGAGACGCAAAAACTAACTTTGATAGTTTTGGATATAACAGTAGTGGACTTGCTCCTTACCTTACGGGAACTGCGGCACGACCTCCTCATAGTTGGGATTATGAAACAGACACACCTGCTATAAGATATTGGGATTATTTTGGTGAGCCTTCTTTAGCAGATATAGCAAAATTTAAAAAAGAGTTTGATGCGTTGTTAGCGTCTAATAAATGGACACCTAATGAAAGACAACAAATAGAAGAAAAGTGGCAGTCTTTTTTAGACGGTGATGTAGACCCGTGGTCTCTGGAAGTTCAAGGGATGTATGCTAGGTTTAATATAAGCCAACGAGAAGAGTGGGCAGACGATTTAGAAGAATACGGTGTTGAGAATTATGCTTCCCGTGCTACTACCCTTGCAGAAGCAAAAGAACACGCTGATGAAGTGTACATGGAAGTTTTGCAAAACGCTTATGATGAAAATCCAACAGACGCATTAGCAAAAGCTATTGAACAAGGTCCTCTTGATTTTGACAAAGCTGAAGATGTAGAACTATACAACAGTCTTTCTGAAAATAGTATACAAAGACAAGCCTTTGATGCACAAGGCGCAGTTGTAGAAAATTTTCTAAACCTAGCTGAAGGAGATGCTTTTGATTCTGAAAGTTTAGAGCAGGGTCAAACATTTAGTTGGGGCTTTGAGGGTAAAGCAGGAACAACCTTGTTAAACACAGGTACTATTGTAGGCGCACCTGATGTTACTAGAGATAATGTTACTTTTGGTGAGTTTGGTACACATGGTAGTTATTCTTATGATAACCCTCCTAAACCTAATGATTTTGAGAAAGCACTTAATTTTACTTTCGATGTACTTAGTATAATATATCCTCATCTTGCTCCTGTTTTTCAAGGGATTAAAACTACAATAACTACAGGAGATATTGAAGAGGGTCTCGAAGCGGCAGGTAAAGTGTATGTTGGTGGCGAAATAGTTAAAGGAGTAACTGAAGGACTAAACACCCAGTTAGCGGAGTCAGGTGTTGAAATACCTACAGGAGAAGTAGACCCAACAACAGGAGTAGCACAGACAACAACTCTTGGTGAGGTTTTTAGTAGCTTACCAGAGCAAGTTCAAAACATAACAACAAATACTATAGGCGGTGTTGTTTCAGGTCAAAGTGGAGAAGAGGCTTTTACAGGTGCTATTAAAGGAGAACTTGCTAATGTTGCTGTAGATTCTGCGATTGAAGGTCTTGATATAGATGAAGATAAACTTGTTGCTAATGTTAAAGAAACGTTGGGTCTTGACCCTGACTTTGAACTTCCTGCTCCTATACAGAACATTGTAAACGATACAACAGATGCTTGGGTTGCAGGAGATTCTGCTTCGGATGCTTTTGATTCTTCTGTTGAAAGTGAAATTGAAGATTACGTGGGTGGTGTAGCTGAAGATGTAATTAAAGAGGGAGCAGGTATACTTGCTGACGCACTTCCTGATGTAGACTTTGAAACACCTCAGATTGTAAAAGACATAGGCGATGCCGCTGTGGATTTACTAGAAGGTCCTGTTGAACTAATAGGTAATGTCCTTGAACCTGTTGGGGAAGTAGTAGAAGCAGGTGCAGATGTTGTGCAACAAGTAACTGAACCAGTAGTAGATTTAGTAGATGAAGGTCTTGACTACATTGGAGAAGAATACGTTGACCCTGCTTTACAAGCACTAGATGAAGCACTTCCTCACGGAGAAACACCAGAAGGACCTGATGTAGATGGACCAGATATAGATGTAGAATTAGTTATGCCTGAGCGTACTCCAACAGAAAATTTATTTGGAGACGAAATAGGTAAGATATATAGAACACCAATAGAAACTTATAAACCTGCGTTTAGTCAACAAGAAATACAGGGAATGTTATCACAGAGATTTAGAGGATAAGTAATGACTTATTTAGATTTAGTAAACAGTGTGCTACGGAGAATGCGAGAGAACGAAGTAAGTAGTGTTGACAGCAACTCGTATGCAAAACTAATCGGAGAGTTTGTCAACGATGCTAAGAATTTTGTTGAGAATGCTTGGGACTGGTCAGCACTTCGTAAAACAATTACTGTCACTACTGTTGACGATGTAATCAGCTACGAGTTGACAGGTACTAATAACTCCTTCAGCGTCCTTGATGTTATCAACGACACATCTAATGTGTTCATGCGTAACCAGAGTTCTACTTGGATGAACAACGCATACTTAGTAGCTGACCCTGTTAAAGGTTCTCCTGATTTCTTTTCATACAACGGTGTAAGTGACACAGGTGAAAGTATTGTAGACTTATATCCTAAGCCTGACAAGGCGTACACGTTACGGTTTAACATTGTAGACAGACCAGACAGAATGACCTCAGATACTGAGAGACTGCTAGTACCTAGTTCTCCTGTCATACAGTTTGCAACTGCGTTTGCATCAAGAGAGCGAGGAGAACAAGGCGGCACTTCATCGGCAGAACTATCAAGCATTGCACAGAATACATTGGCTGACGCTATTGCTATGGATGCGTCACGTTTCCCACATGAAACTATCTGGACGGACTGCTAATGGCACAACAACTTCAGAACATAACCGTCAGAGCCCCAGGATTTGCGGGTATAAACACGCAAGATTCACCCATAGGGTTAGACACTTCTTTTGCTAGAGAGGCTGACAACTGCATTATAGACCAATTTGGGCGTGTTGGTGCACGTAATGGTATTGTTGGTATTGTGGCTGATAACCCAGAAAAAAACATTGACTTTGTTTTTGAAGCTACAGACAAGGACGGCAACCTTTCTATTGTTGCATCAGACGCTGACAACCTATATACAGCAGATGACGGCTATGAAACGCAAGGCACTATTGCAGGTGGTAACTGGAAGGCTGTAAACTTTAACGACAAAACATATTTGTTTAAAAGAGGTCAAGACCCTTTAGAGTATGACATATCAACAGATACGTTTACTGTAATACAAGGCACAAGTGTTCCTAAGGCTAATGAGGCTATAGCTGCTTACGGACGTTTATGGGCTGTAGACACTGACGATAACAATACAGTAGTATACTGGTCAGATTTGCTAATCGGTACTACTTGGAACTCAGGTACAGCAGGATACCTTGACTTAACTACTGTGTTCCCTAACGGTCACGATGAAGTAGTAGCACTTGCGGCACACAACGACTTCTTGTTTATACTGTGTAAAAAATCTATTATTATATACAAGGGTGCGGCTAGTCCTGCTACTATGACTTTGCAAGATACTATTGTAGGCGTAGGCTGTACGGCTAGAGACTCAGTTCAGAACACAGGTACTGATGTAATCTTTTTGTCAGACACAGGTGTTCGCTCATTGGGTAGAGTAGTACAGCAGAAGTCTTTACCTATGCGTGACATCAGTATGAATGTACGTAACGATTTAATCAACGATGTTATTGGTCACGCTAGTAATATATCATCAGTGTACTCTGCGAAGAATGCTTTTTACTTGTTGTTCCTTCCTGAGTTAAACAAGACGTACTGCTTTGACATGAGGAGTGCTTTAGAAAACGGAGCGCACAGAGTAACCACTTGGTCTGGTCTTAAGATTAAAGATGGGTTTGTTCGTAGAAACGAAGACTTGTTATTGGCTACAGACAAAGGCTTGTTTAAGTACAGCGGGTTTTTAGACAACGGTGAAGAATATAACTTAAGATACTTTACTAACCCTATGGACTTTGGTTCTGCTTCTAATTTAAAATTCTTAAAGAAGTTTAACTTAGTTGTTATCGGAGACGCTTCAGCACAGACAACACTAAACTGGGGTTACGACTATAGCAGAAACTATAACATCTCTGTATTCCAAAGTGATGTATCACAGTCACCTGTTGCTGAATACACAGACACTGGAGATACAGAAGTATTTGAATACGTTGAGTCAGAATACGGAATCTCTATAGACATACATACACCCACAGTAAATGCTAATGGTAGCGGTACGGTAGTTACTGTAGGTATTGAATCAATAATTAACGATGCTTCATATTCCATACAACAAATGGATATACACGCTTTAACTGGGAGACTTATCTAAATGAGCGATTATAGTGTACAAGCTAACTGGAGTGAGAAAGACGCTCTTCCTTCAGGTGATGCTAATAAAAGAGTTAGAGCGTCAGAACACGCAACGGAGTATGCGGCTATAGCGTCAGCCATTGCTAGTAAAGCAGATAGCACAGATGTAACTGACAAAGCATTGCAATCAGATTTAACTGCTTTAGATACAACTGTTGACGGTATTCTTGCAAACTATGCAACAACCAACACAAGCCAAAACATAACTGCCGCTAAGTATTTTCAAGATAACATTTCTTTAAATTTTGGTAACTCAAATGATTTACAACTTTATCACGATGGTTCAGACAGTGTTATTAAAGAAGCAGGTACTGGAATACTAAAGTTTCAAACTGACGACTCAAGTTCTTTTGGTACTATTTTTAAGATAGAAAATACTAACACTACAAACAACCAAGCAGGGGCGTTCATTAGTTTTAATACTCCTAATACAACAACAGAGTTAAAGTTTGGAAGCACAGGAACAGGCATTGGTTTAATTTGGGGTGATTATCCTTCTCATAGTTTTCAAGAATACGGATTACAGTTAAGACAAGGAGCGTTAGTTGGTGGTCAATCTGCTCATATACTGATAGGCGCAGGAGCACCTGAAAATAACGTAGGTGCGCCTCTTGGTTCATTATACTTAAACACAAGCGGGGGTACAGGAACTAGCCTGTATGTTAAAGAAACAGGTTCAGATGGCAACACTGGTTGGGTTGCTAAATAGGAGAATATGATGGATTTATCTTTTAGAGATATGGCAGAAATTTACGGTGCTGACCAAACGATGCACGCAAACATAACTCGCCTTCAAGACTTAGCGGGCTCGACTTTGGGCTTAGGTAGAGACCTCGGCACTGAAGCCGCAGGGATGGCAAAGTTTCAACCGTTTACAGTTACATCTAGTTTAGGTGGTGCAACTGTTAGTCCTGACGGCAGTGTTGATGTAACAACAACCCAAAGAGAACGTGAATTATCTGAGGGTTTATTAGGCGGAGCAGGAGGTGCTTTTGCCCGTGCAATGGAAGACCCTGCTATTGCACAACAAGAACTATACAACCAAATGAGAGCCATACAACAGCCAGAAGAACAGCGTCAACGCTTGGCTTTAGAAGAGCGTATGCTTGCTCAAGGTCGTATGGGTTTAGGTTCAGCGGCATACGGTGGTGCTAACCCTGAGTTATTGGCACAAGAACAAGCACAACAAGAAGCTATGCTCAAAGCAAACCTTGCGGCTCGTGGTCAATCAATGCAGGAACTAGGACAAATGACTGACATGGGTACGTCAATGCTTGCAAGTGCTTATACTCCACAGGCTCAAGCATTAGGATTGCTAGGTGCAGGTACAAACGTAGCACAGATAGCTGACTTGGGTAGACGTACAGGTGCGGGTCTGTTTAGCGACTTAACGCAAAAAGCATTTGACCCTTATACTCAATTAATGGCGGATGCGGCTACATCTAAAGGTGAACGCGATGAAACATATCTCAAGTTCTTGTTCGGTTAGGAGGTAAACAATGTCACAAATACCAAGAGATGATTTAGTAGGGTTCTTAACTGGAATACCTACACAAAAGAAACCTGACCCACACACAGGAACTTTAGGTTCGGGGTTAATGAATGTAAACAGAAGGCACGGAAACAGACTTGCTAACTTGGGATATAAAGCGAGGGGTGAAGAAAACCCTGAAACCAGACAGGCTAGAGCATTAGCGGCTATAGACTTGAACAGTCCTGAAGGTTTACAAAGACTTGCTCAAGCACAAAAAGCAACTGGTAATATAGAAGGTGCGGCAACTACAACAGCGAAAGCACTAAAAATACAGAAAACACAAGCTAGAAAAAAAGCATTGTTAAAAATTGCTGATGAAGCGGGAAACGACCTGATAAAAGAATACATTATGGAAGCAGGGGATAGCGATGATGCTTTACAAAAGGCTCAGGAAGTTTTGTTTAGAAAACCTACAGCACCTACGGGAGGAGAGAAACCTTCTGGGACTGACATTAAACGGACTAAGATATTACTAGCAACTGCGGGCGAAGAGGCAAAGGGTGAAGAAGGTGGAATTTTTGGAGCGTTCTCTACAGATTGGAATGACGCTTGGAATAAATTGTCAGACAATAAAAAAGAACTAGTAGCTACTCAGGTTGCCGAGTATACAAATAAACTAATAAAGATGGGGAATATGGACTTGTCACAAGCCCAAGCCATTGCCATTAAAAAGGTATACACAGATAATCTTACCGAAACAGGTTTGTTTGAATTTAAAGGTGAGTCTAGGTTGATGACCCCTAATGAGGTTTCAAAAAGAGAAAAAGAAAACTTAGAAGATAGGTTAAGCAAATATAAATAAAGGTAAGTTAAATGTCTAAGATTACTATTGAACAGCTAGAGTCAGCGTTTATAAAAGCCGATGACGCAGGTAATACTGAGGATGCTCTTGCCTTTGCTAACGCTATACGTGAGTATAGAGCAGAATCCAGTAAGGGGATTAAAGACTACGAAGATGTAGTTCCTGAAGAGGTTCGTAAACAAGAAACAGAAAGAATGTCTTCTGTCCCACAGTGGGCTATGCCTACTACTATGGGGGGTGTTATGCCTGTTCCTCAAGCAGGACAGGCGGCTTTAGAATTTACAAGATACATGGGGTTTGGTGAGTTCGGTCAAAAGAAAAGCGTTGAGGGTGTAGGGGAAACAACACGCGCTGAAGAGTTTGGTTATCAGTTTAAAAAAGCAAGCAACACTGCGGGTCGTTTGTTGACTACAGCAGAGGCGTATAGTCCCTCGCGTTACAAGATGATGCGAAACCCTGAGACAGGTCGTTTAGAGCAAGTGTCCGCTGAGGTTTACTATGACGATGCGTTGAGCAATCAAGGCATTACGGGTAGTGAATTTTTAGCTATGCCTCCAGAAAAGAGAGAGGACATCTTACTAGAAAATAAAGAAGTAATGGCTAGAGAAGCCTATGATATTACTGCCGATGTTTTAGATGTAGCAGGGGAAGATGAGTCAATCAAAGCTACCGCAACTATTATGTCTGAGATAGCTGACCCACTAATAGTACCTACAGTCATAGCCAGTAGTGGCGGTGCTGTCCCTTTGCTTTTATCAGGCGGTCTATACGGTTTAGCCAGTGAAGGTAGTAGGCAGATGGTTCAGGACGAAGCTGACGCAGAAAAACTTGTTGAGTCGTTTGCTTACGGTACGTTATTTACTGCCGCTTTTGCTCCTATACAAACAACAGGTTTAATATATAGAGCAGGTGTCCGTACGCCTGTTAAGGCTATAGAAAAAAGTGGTAAGAAAGTTCTTAATGTAGTAAACAACACTAAAGCAACTAAAGGTTCTGCTGATACGGCTAACAAGATTGTAGAAAAACTAGAGCAACGTACAGCTTATCATATATTTAATAGTAAACAAGCTAACGGAAAGCCTGTAACTAATAAACAAGCTGTAGCTTTAGCTGAAAAAGACTTAAGCCTTAACGCTAAAAACAGAGCCGATGTTTTGTTACACGCTGATAAGAAACCTTCTTACTTGTCAAGAGAAAATGCCGCTAAGATAATGGCGAACATGGACAACCCTGTAGCTTCTACCACTAAGATAGGTAAGGCTTGGGATTTCATTGGTGCGCCTTTGTCTCAAGTGTTACGTAATGTAGACCAAAGACTAGCGGGTGCTGTCCGTAACCACGATATGAGAGCAAGCGTAGCATTAGCTAACACATTAAAGAAAACTGAAAAGTTTACCACAGGGATGAGTAAAGCTAGTAAGAGTAAAGACCCTGTGCAGAAAGCTAAGTACTATGAGATGGAACTAGCACTGAGTAACGGTCAAGTACTTAAGGCGGGACGAATAGCTGACAAACATTTCCCAGATTTGTCTGATGAGTTTAGGAATGTACATAAAGTATTAGACGACATCCATACTAGAGCAAACAAATCAGGTATTAAGATGTCTTACCTAATCAACTATATGCCTCGTTATGTCAAAGATTTAGATGGTTTACGTAAAGCGGTGGGAACTAAAACTAGTTCAGTCATTGATGATGCTTTACAGAAAGAAGCTACTAAAAGAGGTTTAGGTCATTGGTCTGAGTTAGACGATGAGATAGCGGCTAATGTAATTACCAATGCTATTATACGTAAAGCACCGCCTTCAGGCAAGAAACGCTTAGAGTCTGCACGTACAATACGTACTATACCACAGCACTTACAAAAGTATTACCACGATATGCCTACAGCTTTACAGTTATATGTGAACAAAGCTGAACGAGAGATAGCTAAACATGAGTTCTTCGGTAAAGCCGTTGCTTATAATAACGCAGGTAAGATTGAGTTAGACCAGTCAATTAATAACACCATAGGTAAGCACGTTTTAGACATGAAGAAACGTGGTAAGGATTTAACTCTAGGACAGCAGGATGACCTTAGACTTTTACTTAAGGCTAGATTTGAAGCCGCTGATAAAGCTATGGGCAAGAGCATGGCTAATGTACGGGACTTGCAATATGCCGCACTGCTAGGTCAGTTTGACTCTGCATTGATTCAGCTAGGTGATATTGGTTCTTCGCTATATCTCAACGGTGTGGTCAACACAGCTAAAGCGTTAGCAACTGGTAGTAAGAAAGCTAAAGTAACTGCTGACGACTTGGGGTTGGTGAATCAAGTGTCTGCTGAGTTGCAGAACCTAAGCGGTATGACCAAGTTTCTTGACAAGGCGTTGACCTACTCTGGCTTTAGACGTATTGATAGGCTCGGTAAAGATACATTTATTAAAGCGTCTTGGATTAAAAATACTAAACTAGCTAAGGCAAACCCTGATGCTATTGCTAAGAAACATGGGGCTGTCTTTGAAGATGAGACGGGAAATTTAATAGCTGACTTACAAGCAGGTCGTTTAACAGACAACACTAAACTACTTATGTGGAATGAGTTAGCCGATGTGCAACCTATCTCTTTATCTGAGATGCCTAGAGCATACTTAGAAATGTCAAACGGTAGAATAATCTACTCACTTAAATCTTTCGGTTTAAAACAGTTGGGTTTAATTAGACAGAATATTATTCAGAGAGGACAAAGAGGAGATATTACTGGTGCGTTTGAAGAAGCACTTAAGTATTCCTTAGCGATAGGAATGGCAGGTGGTACGGTAGAAAATGCCAGACAGTTCTTGCGTTCTGGTTTTGATACTGACGCTTTATCTGATGTTGATGACGCTATGTTTGAATCGTTGGCTAAGATATTCTTTGTTAGTAAATACACCAGAGAAAAGTTTTTACAGAAAGGAGAGTTCGGTAGTTATGCTATGAACTTAGTACAACCTGCGTTCCCTTCTATTGTTGATAAGGCAGGTAAAGCTGTTGACAATATACTGTTTGAACAAGACAACGACTATGATGCTTTCAACACAGCTATGCGTAACATTCCTGTGGCGGGTACGGGATACTACTATTGGATAGGCGGTGGTGCAGAAAAGGTTGTGGAAAGGGTTCAAGAAGAAAAAGAAGATTAAAAAGGGGGCATTGCGCCCCCAGTTTACTTTAGACTATCTCACACGCTCCTCCGACACACGCTAGTTCTTGCGAACCTGTAGTGTTATCCTCTTTCTCAAAGTGTTCTAGGTCATCCCAATTTACATCAACTGGCATAGCCGCTAGTAACTCTTCGTACTTCTCAGTGGTTATGTCCTCATAAGGGGCTTGCTGATAAACATGGTCACTAACTGGCAACAAGCTAATACCACTGACAGTGTCGAAGTTTTCCCATATCCATTGGGATACTTGGAGGAACTCGTCATCTGTATAATAAACAGTGATACTTGGCTTATGTTCACACCAATAGTCTTGGTACTTCTTCCAAAGTTTTAACTGTT